CTTGGGGAGCACGTTGGTTTGGATGAACTCACCGACCTTGGTTAGCGCAGTCCCAACGAAGCCAAGAGCGGTCACGAGCAGGGGCAGCGCCCACGAAGCCAGTCTGATCAAGTGCGGCAGGAACTGGACGCCGATCGCGGCGGCAGCGTCCTCGATCTCCGCCTTGAAAGTGCGGATCAGGTTCGGCAACGAATTCTGCGTACGAGCGAAGTCGCCTTGCGCGTCCGTTGACTGTGCGAGGATCAGCGCATACGTGGCCTGCGCTTTTGCGCTCGCGGACAGAGCGCCCTTGCCCGAGTACAACCCGAGCTCCATTGCTTTCTGCTTCACCGTCGCGTCGCTCAGGAACACACCGAACCGCCTCAGCGGTTCCGTCTCCCCGGCCAAACCAGCGCGCAAAGCATCAAGTGTTTCGGCGGGACTGGCGTTGTTGAATGACGCCATGTCCCCACCAAGCTCCACCATCTTCGTGGACATCTTCGCCGCCAACGCCGGAGCCAACCCCATCGGCTTCAACATGTTCCCGTACGTGCCCGCCGCCTCCAACGCGGCCCGTTGGGACAAGCCGAAGCTGCGGGTCAGGCCCTTAGACCAGGACTGCACTCCCTTCGCGGACTTGCCGAACACCACGTTGGTTTTGTTGATCTGTTCGCCGAGGTTCGACGCGGCCTTGACAGCGAACACAGCACCAGCCGCGAGCCCTGCCCCCAACGCGGCCCCTGTGACAACAGCGGCCTTGCCCAAGGTTCGGAGCGCACCCCCGAACCTGTCCGTCTCCCCGGAAGCTTTGCCGAACGCCCTGTGCAACGAAGCGGCGTCACCGACGATCTCAACCTCGAGCTTGCGGGCCATCTACTTGCTCAAAGCTTTCCGTGCCGCGTCCAACTGTGCGACGGTCAGGTCCTGGATGGGGACGGTCACGCCGACGGAACCAAGGGCCGGGGACCAGAAATCTGCGGGCTCTCTTGGTTCTTCCCGGTGGCGTCCACGTCCGGGGGGCGAGCATCCTCCCCCTCGACCTCTGAGACCGCTGTGATGTTCGTGTCCAACACCAGGTCAGCCAACGCACCAGGACCGATCTCCTGGTCGTCGCGGCGCAACGCAATGAACAGCATGATCGCCATCGACCCGGCGGCGGTCGCATCAACCATGCTCATGCCCAGTGCCTTCTCCGCCTCACACATCTCACGGATACGGATAGTTGCCTCGTCCAGGTCGAGTTCTTTGCCGTCGACTTTGATTCTCAAAACCCGTTCCTCCCTCCAAGCCTGTCCAGCATGCCCTCAATATGCGTCAGCACTGTTGCCTCGTTCTCCGCGACAGCCGGGATCAGGGCACGGCGCATCTGCAAGCTCCCGTAGTCCCCACGACGTCCTGTAACCCGTCTGCGGGACTGCTGGACAACCACACGGCCGAACCCCTTTACCTTCGACTTGAACCCGGCAGCAGACCTGGCGTCAACGTTGACGAACCGTGCGCGGGAGCTCTCAGCAACAAGGTCGCCGGCCGCCCTGAGTTCACTCTCCAGTTCGCGTTTGAGCTGGTCGTCCGCTGTTTTGAGCGCCCGGTGGAGATCCCGTAGGCCCTTGACCTTGAGACTAGTGCCCGCCACAGCACTACGAAGTCGGGTACGTAATACCCGCCCCTCCGGGTGCGTTGCGGAACTCAGCCGAGAACTCCGCCGCGTCCCCAATCGAACCGTCCAGGGGCGCGTACGAGAAACACAGTGCCGTCGACATCAGGATCCCGGGGTTCGTTGCTGAGCGTGCGGCGTTCACAGCACGAACCTCAACGACGATCGGCGTTGTGGACCCCACCAGCGGCGAGATCGTCGCGTGTGTCTTCGATGCCGAGAAGTCACTGAGGAAATCCACGGTGATCGTCGCGGTCCTCAGTCCCTTGGTTTCCGCGATGTACCCGGCGCCCATCGCGGTCACATCAACCGGGTTCGCGGAGTCCTCGACGTGGATGCCTTTGACGTTCGCGGACAGGTCCACCCCGTTGACGGTGCACATTGCGTTTACGAATGGGCCGACGATCGGCATTACTTACCGCCTTTCTTTTCCTTCGGTTCGATGCGCTCGCCGATCCAGCCGGCCGCGATCATGGCCTTCTCTTGCTCGACGGTCAGTTCCAGGTCGCGCTCGTCCTCGAGCTCCGCGGCCACGTCCTGGCGGGCCGCGAACAAGCGGCCGTCTTCGGTCAGGATCTTGTAACGGTTCTTCATGGTTATGGCCTCGCGATCTTGAACGCCCCGACCGTCACCGTAGTGACAGCCGAATACGTGGTGGTCACAAGCCCTGTGGTCGGGTCCGCGTACAACTCGGCGGGGAACGGTCCGAACAACCTCGACTGCGCGTTCGTCACAGACCCGCCACCGTCCGCGACCCCGAGCCCACCAACGGTTCCGGGTGTGGCGAACGTCACAGTGATCGGAGCGCCGCCACCGTTGTTCACACGAACGAACGTGTCGGCGCCAGGTGCGAACGCGTCACCGCCGCCCGCGGCTGCTACCAGTGCGTTGTCGTCGCGGAACCCGGCTTGCGTAACAGGGTTCACAGTCAGTGTCGCCAATTCAGTGCCTCCGTTCGCGTAGGAAACGTTCTTCCCGCCTCAACCATCAGCTAAGAATCTGCACGCGCCATTCTACGAGCAGCATCGGATTACCGGACGGCAACTCCACCATCCGACCCGGCGAGCTCTCCACCACCCTGAGCGTCTGCACCAGTCCACCCAGTGTCTTGTCCGCCTCCAACAAAGCCTTCACGCTGGTGGCGCCGTCGGTGATCATCTCGTCCAACAACACCTGAGCCCCAACGTCACTGCCGAAGTTCACGAACCCCTGGATGATGAACGTCCACTCCGACAACCCGTTAGGCCCGCCCATAGCGAAGTCATACGTGCGGCCGGGTGGGAGGATCTGGAAGCCGGGTGGCGTGGGTTGCGACAACGCATACGGGTTGACCTGCACCGCCTCAATGGTGGCGAGCCTGTCCGCCAGTGCTTGCCGAACAGCCGAGACGTTCATTCGACCATGCTCGAGCGCATGTACGGCGACAGCAACTGCGTGACGTCAGGGTCCCTACCGGCCAACCGGACAGCTGCCCCGTCGACCTCGAACCCGACGATGCCGAACACCGCTTGCCGTGCCCGCATGAAATACCGGGCCGCCAGGATCAACGCCGCCTGCTTCACGTCACCGGGCGGGGCGAGCCACCCGAACGTCCCCGTCACGGTCATGCCGTTCACAGTGTTTTGCGGGAACACGCCGCCGTTCAACGTGCGAAGCACCCTCGTTACAGGCGTCCCGTACTTCATGTAGTCCGTGTCCAACACCAGCGTTGTCCCTGACGCGGTGACGGTGGTGACAGTGGTGGCGTCGTCAATGATCAGGTACTCGTCACTGACGGGCGTGTACTTGCGGACCTCGCCGGGGGTGCCCAGGTAGAACTGGGTTCGGCAGATCCCGTCAATGGCTCGAGAAGCTGCGACAGCGGCACGTGCCATGTCCGCGTCCGTGAACGTCGTCCCCGACAGGCTCAGCGATTCCTTGAGCTCCGCGACGCTGATGTATTCGTTGCCTGCCGCGGCGTGGGCGCGGATCTCGATGTAGAACTCCGGTGTGTCCTGAATCAAACCCCCGGCGTCGGTGACACGCCACCACGCCACATAGTTGCCGGCGGTGTCCACGTTGATCGCGGCCCAGTCGTAACGGACCGTGCCGTTCACAGCGCTAACCACCACCGCGGCCGTGTCCACCTTCAACGGATCCGACGCCAGCGCAGTGACCAAGCGCATCTGCAGCTTCACGCTCGAGCCGGTCAGGTTCACCGGCACCCCGTCTATCAGAATGGTGCCGTACAGACTGGGTGAGCGGTTGCCTACGTAGTGGACGATGTGCTCGTTCATTCGGCTCCTATCTTGCCGCTCTGGACGGACGTGAGCGCCCCTGAGCTATTCCGGGCACGGCTCCTACCCCCCATGACGGTCACTAGGTCAGCATCGGTTACATCGGCTCCTGAGCGTCCGGCCTCCGTGTCGCTGTCGAACGGGCCTGCGAACACCACGGGCGGTATCGACGGCACGTACTGCTGGATCCCCGTCAACAGCGTTCCGGCTACGAGGGATCCGGTCTTGACGAAGATGCCCGACGACACCTTGACACTGACGCCGCTGAGCAACGTGCCGACCGGGGCGGTCCCTGTCTCCGCGAACGTCGCAGCATCAGCGCCCGCCAGAACCGTGCCGACCGTGAGACTGCCTGTCTCAGCGGCGGTGAACACGTCGGCGCCCGACACCAGAGCACGGGTGGTCAGCGACCCCGCTTCGACCGAAGGGAGAACGGCGCCCGAGCTCAGCGCACGTGTGGTGAGTGATCCTGTTTCGGCTGCGGTGAAAGCATCGGCGCCCGAGCTCAACGCCCTGGTGGTGAGACTCCCGGTTTCGGATGCCTCGAACACGTCGGCGGCGCGTGGCTGCGTCCCGGCGGTGAGCGCACCGGTCTTGTCGTAGGTGACGCCTCCCGCCACGGCGGACGGGATCCAACGTTGGCTAGGTGTCTGCGGCGGAGGTCTGCGAAAGACCCAGGGCATAGCGCCCTAGATTTCGGTCCAGTACAAACAGCCCGAGACGGTGATCGAGTCCGCGGGAGCGGCCAGCAAACGGAACGAGCTCACCGGCCCCTCGGCCGCGATGTTCGTGAACTTCGGGCGAAGCTCAGGGATCGGGAACCACTCCAACGGAATCCTGACGTTCCAGCCGATGATGTCGATGAGGGTTCCGCCCGTTGACGCGGTGCCGCGGTTAGCGACAACAGCGGCGGTCGGAGCGGCCATAGCGGACTCGTTCGTGTACGGCACCTCCGTCAACGCCGTGCCCGTTGAGCCGGCCGTCACATCCTCGTAGATGCCGATACGCAGAACTTCCTCGGCGGCGTCCTGCAAGTCCGTCGTCTGACACAGCCGCATCCCGTACAGAATCATCGGCCTGTCCGCGGCCGGGGTGCACTCGAACACGTCCGTGGCTGTGGTGAACGCCAGAGCGTCCATCGGTGCGGAGTAGACGATCTCCATCAGCTCACCTCAGATAATTGGAGGAGGGGGCAGGCTGGTAGATGAGAGACGTGGTCGCGGCTGCGGGCTGGATCGCCAGTGTGGACGGGAACCCCGCACTCGACCCGGACGCGGTGAACGTGCCGGGATTCTCGGAGCTCGCGTTCAGGTTGCGGGTAGCCATCGCCCCGTGGCACCTGTCCCCGGCAACCCCGGCCGAAACCTTGGATAGCTGGTTGTCCGCGTAGTTCGTAGGGAACGCGCTGTTGGTGTTGTTGCCGTCCTTCCCGTACCCCGCGATCCATGTGAAGTCCAGAGCTCCGATAGCGGGGTTGAGGTTCGGCGGGTCAGGGTTCGCGGTCGTCGCATCAGCGCCGCGAAGCGCGAACACCGGGGTTGTCGCGTCGAACGTGCCGCCGACGAACGCGATGGACAGGTGAATGGAATGCTCACTGTCCGACGTCGTGAACTGCACCGTGGCGCCTTCTGATCCGTCGCAGATCCGCCACCGGGCCGCATGATCAGAACCGCCTGAGTTGTTCTCGTCCGCGCCCCATGTTGCGTCACGGGACCAGCCGGAAGGCACGTTGAGGTTCGACGCGCCCGACCCGTCAATCGCAAACAGAATGACCCACAGATCCCCAGACACAGTCCCAGTCGGTTTCGTGACGTCATGGGTGGTGTCGTTCGCATCGTTGGAGGAAGTGGCGGTAGCTCGAACAGTCGGGAACGCCACATCTAGTGCAAGTACGCAAAAGTCGGGGTCACTTTGATCACATCATTGGTCAACAGGACCACTGCGGTGACGTCATCGAAGTTCGCCTGACCAATGCAGATCGTGTGACCGTTGTTCGTGATGTAAAACCCATTGATCGTCGCCCCAGAAGCGCCCACCGTCGGGAACGTGACTTGCGGATACGTCTGCTGCCGGCCAAGGTTCGTAGGCCGTTCCGCCGCTGCCCCCCACGTCGCCGCCGCCAACGACTGACGAGCGTACGAGGTGTACGTGGTCTCGGTGATGTTCGCAAAGGCTTGTGCGTGGGTGATCACCGTGCTAGCGGTCTGCGACGTGAACAAAGCCAGGTTCAGGGGTGACGTGTACTTGGCGGTGTTGAACGGGAACTGGCCGAGAATGAAATCCAAGCCCTCATCAGGACACATCGCAGCCATCTAGACCCTGCCTTTCGGTGCAGGCAGTGGCCCGCCTAGCGGATGCACGAACGAGCCACGACAACCCCGGCAGAACATCTCCGTGTCACTCGGCTCGAGAAACACGTTCTCACAGCACGTACAGAGATGCACGCTTGTCTTGGTGGGGTCGAACGCGAGCTCTGTTACTTCTCGTTTCACACGGTCATGGACGCAGGCGACGAGGGCGCTGCCGCCAATGGCTACGGAGACAGCGCCCCCAGTCGGCATTACTTCTTGTCCTTGCCCTCAGCGGCCTTGTCCGAGGCTGCCTGCGCCCCGTAATCCGCCTCCTGGTCAGGGCCGAGCTCCGGGTGATAGTCCGGTTCCGGTGTCGGCCCCATCCCGTCCGTGATGTTCGAGTGGGCGATCGGGACGTCCGGCCGGTTCGTTGAGATCGGAGGCCGGTTCACGTCCGTGGGCAGTTCCACCGGGGCCGGTGTCTTGTCCGCCGGATGAGTCGCCGCCGTTGTCACTGACTCGACCGCGGCCGGGTTGATCTCCATGTCCGACCCGTCCACCTCGACTGAGGCCGGGTTCACCTTCTGGATCTTGTCTGCCATTCCGGTTTCCTCCTCTCTTCTACGTTGCCGCGAACTTCACGACACGGAGCGCGTCCGCCAGCATGACCTTCCCGTCGAGGCGAAGATACGAGCGGAACCCGACCTGTCCTGAATCGCTGTGCAGTTCGTTTTGCCGTTGCATGAACACACCGTTCACCCTGCGGATCGTGTAGCCCCTCGTGAAGTCCCCGACGATGCCGGACTCCGAGTTGGCACCGATCGCAGCGAGGTTCGGGTGCGAGTACACGGGCATCCCCAACACGCGGTCGGGTGCGCCCTCGGACATTCCGCCGGCCCAGATCGGGCGGCCAGTGGAGTCCACGATGGTGAGCAACCTGACGAACAGGCTGTCACTGACGAGGAGCGCGACGCCTGGCCCGTAACGGTACTGGGCAGGAACGCTGAGGATCGCTGGTGCGAGGCCCGCGTACGTGGTCGTGGCGACCTGGCCTGCGACCAGGGTTGACCGGGTGACGACGGCGCCGTTGAGGATGCCGGTGGGCTTTCCTGAACCGTCACCGTTCACATAAGCGTCCTCCGCGAGAGCGCCGATCCTTTCACCGAACTCCGCGCTGAGGAAGCTCGGAAGGTCGAACTCCGAGTCTGTGAGGAGCTCTTCGGACACGATGATCTTCGTGCCGGCCTTGAACGCGCTGAGCGTTCCGTTCGTGATCGTCTCGTCCGAAGGTGTGTACGAGCCGGACTCGGCGATCCACGCTGCGGTGCCGTGCGTCAGGTTGAGCGGGACGTTGATCGTCTCGCCGCCCGACGTGGTGATTGTCCGTGCCAGCGTTCCAACACCACCGGGCAGGAACCTCAATGCCCTGACGATGCTGTCCGCCAGGTCGGTGGGGACGAAGAACCCGCCGCCCGACGCGCCCTTGCTGAGCACACGGTACTCGGCGGTTTCCATTCCCTCGCGGCCCTTGATCAGCCAGTTGTACGCGGCCTCCCTATAGGTGGGCTCGTCCAGCATCGGTGACGTGATCTGCGAGCCGTGGAGGAAGTGATGGGTGTTCGTTGCGGTCCTGAACTCCTGGAACGTCTTGGGCACCCCTTCCGCGGCGTGGTAGTTCTCGTCCTCTGGCTGGTACCTGACGAGCGCTTGCGATTCGCGGTACTTCTCGATGCGCTTGTTCAGGTCAACGATCTTCTCGGATCGCTTCTCGTACTCCTGCTCGTCCTCTGCCAGTACCTTGCCTTCGTTCTCGTCTGCTCGCTTCTGCATGGCCTCGTTGAACGAACGGAACTCAGTGATGAGCGCCATTCGCTGCTCGACCATCTGTTTGAAATCGTCCTCCCTCACGGGAGTCCACCTCCCTCATCGAGTATCGACAGCTCCAACTCCCTGCGTCGGGAATCGAAGTGGCTTGCGTCGTGGGAGGAAAACTCCCCTGCCGCATGTTCGGCCTGTTCCCCCGCACCGCCGAACAATTCCTGCATGGGGAGAGCTACGAAGCCCTGACTACGCAATTCAACGCTCGTCGCTTCATACGCCGGCTGCCAGGTGAGCGTCACGTCCAACAGACGCCGAACATTGTTCAGCGTCCGTGTAGGCGGCGGCGGTGAATGAGTGTAAGTCGAATCCTCTTGCGGGTCGGAGCGGAACCCGTAGGACATGCCCCAGACGTCCCCGCGCTTGATCTGCTCGAGCACATCGTTACCCAACGTTGTTTTCGGCAGGTCGGCCTCGAAGTACAAGCCCTTCGCGTCGTCCTTCAGCCTGAGCGAACGGTTCCGGGTCGTCGCCAACATCGCGTCGCTGTCGTGCTGCCAAAGCAGCGGCACGTTCCCGGCGCTGCCCAATGCCTTGCGGAACGCCCCATGCGCGACCTTCTCGATATAGCCCGTGTCCTCGACCAGCGCGTCCGACCACGGCGAGTCGTAGACGGCGGCGTACCCGTGAATCGTCCGGCCTTTGATCGCGGCGTCGACAAGTTCGGCAGAGCGGAGCTCACGCATCGCGTCACCCATTGCCGTTCACGGCCCCTATTTTGTCTTGCGGTTCGGACGAACCATTCGCCTGGAACGGAACGAGAACCTCCGGGACAGGCTTAGGCGGTGGTGGTGGCC